GATCAGTTCACGGAACGGCTGGAATCAATGGCAACGGATAACTGTGCCCGCTGGGTGTTGTCTGTTGTGCGTCGGGATCTCGGTTTTGATGACAGTCACGTTGTGACAATGCCGGAACTGTGCTGGTGGCTGGTTCGTAATGATCTGGCGGATGCCTTACCGGAAAGTGCAGCCCGTAAGGCACTGAGATTACCGAAGCCTGTTGTGCCGTCTGTCACCCGGGAGAGTGACCTTGTGCCTTCGGTTCCGGCCACCAGCATCATCCAGAATAAAGCGAAAAAGGTGCTGGCGCTGAAAGTGGATCCGGAGTCGCCGGAGTCTTTTATGTTACGCCCAAAACGTCGCCGCTGGGTTAACGAAAAGTACACGCGCTGGGTTAAGACGCAGCCGTGTGCATGTTGTGGAAAGCCTGCTGATGATCCCCACCACCTGATAGGCCACGGTCAGGGGGGAATGGGTACAAAAGCGCATGACCTCTTCGTGCTGCCTTTGTGCAGAAAGCATCACGACGAGCTGCATGCGGATACCGTGGCATTTGAAGAGAAGTATGGCTCCCAGCTGGAGCTGATATTTCGTTTTATCGATCGTGCGCTGGCAATAGGCGTGCTGGCCTGATTTTGTGGAGAAAGTTGATGCGTGATATTCAAATGGTTCTTGAACGTTGGGGGGCATGGGTGGCAAATAATCACGAGGATGTGGAATGGTCATCTGTTGCTGCAGGTTTTAAGGGATTAATTCCTTCGAAAGTAAAATCCCGCCCGCAATGTAGCGATGACGATGGCCTGATCATTAGCTCTGCGATGACAGTTCTTAAGAAAAAGGAACCGTATCAATACGAATTACTGGAAATGTATTATGTGTATGGGGTTACATTACGGGTGTTGGGGGTAAAACTGGGGATATCACTTAATCAGGTTGTTATCAGACTGCAGAAAGCTGAAGGGTTTATTGACGGTTGTCTGGCAATGTTGGGGGTATCTTTAGAAATTGATTGTTACATATAGTAATAAATTCAATCAAAGTAAATAATCATATTTTATTATAACCTCCTGATGATACCTGTTCATTGGGAGGTTATTATGGATAAAAATGTAGAGCATGTATTAGTTGATGCAATTGAAAATAAGCAATCTTTAACAGTCGTTTACTTAGGAGGGAGCCAGCCCGGAACATTAAGGAATATTTCTCCGATTAGTATAAATGGGGATAAATTGCGGGCAAGATGCCATAGTTCTGGAGCAGTAAAGGTTTTCAATCTTGGGAAAATACAGTTACCCAGTGACTCCTGCGCGGTATCTATGCACTATGGAGATTTAGAAGTTAAAGCTTATGAGACGATGCAGAGCGTAAATGACAACTTTCATGCCCTTTATCCTGAAGGACGATGGGGTGTTGATTTTAATGAGCATCGCTTTGCTTTATTTGATTTTTTTAAAAACGGGAAACGAAAAAAAACGGCATTTATGGCAATTGAGTTCAGGGAAAGAGATGAAGAGAAAATAATAACAGGTGTAACAATTGATATTGGTATATCTGGAACAGTGATTTCTGAGAAGTCCCGAATCCCAAAAAGACGACCATGGGTAGTGGTTGGTCCCGAACACGGAGAATACAGTACTTATTCAACTTTGGACAAGGCTGCTACAGCGTTTTTTGAGAGGCTTTCGTTGATAGCATCCGGCCTGGAAGATAATTGATTTTATGTTTGGTATTCAGAGTTCGCCGTGCTTAAGAAAGTCAAGATTCTAAAAATACTGAATGAGCTACTTGTGTTATAACAAAAATGCTATTAGTGTGTTAAGAGTGGTTACTTCGCCACACAACTTAAACCCGCCACTGAGCGGGTTTTTTGTACCTGTAAACTTGGTGCAGTACAGTAAACACGCTGGTGGTCGTGAATACTGACTTTTTATCTTGCTGGCTTTTTAGACAAGAGTTATTGGTATGTCATGTTAACCAGAAGGGAAAAAGACATGCTAAAACAGCAAGATATGACCGAAACCGCCAGAGTGGTGTTTAATGAATTGAGCGTCACCGAACCGGCGACAGTCGGGGAGATTGCGCAGAATACTTACCTTTCACGCGAACGCTGCCAGTTAATACTGACCCAGCTGGTTATGGCGGGTCTGGCAGACTATCAGTTCGGTTGTTACAGACGCCTTCCGCAGTGAAGGCTTTTTTATTTGTGGTAAATGGGCGGCTGGTGGGGGTTAGGGGCACCCACCAGCCATCTGCTCATGCGTTGGGTTCACAAGCAAACCTCAGGCCCACTGCTTTGCGCAAAAGCAGAATGAGCCTATCAGAGACAGGCTTAATGATCCATGCTTAATACTGTAAAAATATCCAGTTGTGAGTTAATCAACGCCGACTGCCTGGAATTTATCCGGTCGTTACCCGAAAATTCTGTTGACCTGATAGTCACGGACCCGCCGTACTTTAAAGTGAAGCCTGAGGGCTGGGATAACCAGTGGAAGGGCGACGATGATTACCTGAAGTGGCTGGACCAGTGTCTGGCGCAGTTCTGGCGGGGGCTGAAACCTGCCGGAAGTCTTTACCTGTTCTGTGGTCATCGCCTGGCATCTGATATCGAAATCATGATGCGTGAACGCTTCAGTGTGCTGAACCATATTATCTGGGCGAAGCCGTCCGGACGCTGGAACGGATGCAACAAGGAAAGCCTGCGGGCGTATTTCCCCGCCACAGAGCGCATTCTGTTCGCGGAACATTATCAGGGGCCGTATCGTCCGAAAGATGCCGGGTATGAGGCGAAGAGCAGGGCACTGAAACAGCATGTGATGGCCCCGCTGATTGCTTACTTTCGTGATGCGCGCGCTGCCCTGGGGATAACGGCAAAACAGATTGCAGATGCCACAGGAAAGAAAAACATGGTGCCGCACTGGTTCAGTGCCAGTCAGTGGCAGCTACCGAACGAAAGCGATTATCTGAAATTACAGTCGCTGTTTGCCCGGGTGGCAGAAGAGAAATATCAGCGCGGGGAACTGGAAAAGCCACACCACCAGCTGGTCAGCACATACAGTGAGCTGAACCGGCAGTATACGGAACTGCTGAGTGAATATAAAAATTTGCGGCGGTATTTCGGTGTGACGGTGCAGGTGCCGTACACCGATGTGTGGACGTATAAACCGGTGCAGTACTATCCAGGGAAACATCCGTGCGAAAAACCGGCAGAAATGCTGCAGCAGATAATCAGCGCAAGTAGTCGTCCTGGTGATCTGGTTGCGGATTTTTTCATGGGGTCGGGTTCAACGGTAAAAGCGGCGATGGCACTGGGGCGTCGTGCGATTGGTGTTGAGCTGGAGAGCGGACGTTTTGAGCAGACAGTCAGGGAAGTTCAGGATTTAATCGTTTGAAACGGATGAGATTGCAGTATTAATTCCGTAACGTTATTATTCTGCGCGCGGCCCTTTAGCTCAGTGGTGAGAGCGAGCGACTCATAATCGCCAGGTCGCTGGTTCAAATCCAGCAAGGGCCACCATATCACATACCGCCATTAGCTCATCGGGATAGAGCGTCAGCCTTCGAAGCTGGTTGCGCGGGGTTCGAGTCCTCGATGGCGGTCCATTATCTGTACCCTGCGTTGTTAGCTCAGCCGGACAGAGCAATTGCCTTCTAAGCAATCGGTCACTGGTTCGAATCCAGTACAACGCGCCAGACTTATTTTTCCCGGCTCGCTTTTGCGGGCCTTTTTTTTAAATGTCTCACAATTCAGACGGTTGACAGTTGTCTGTTTTGCGGGGAGTTTGTTAAAAGAAACTGGCATGGTGAATCCCCCTGTGCGGAGGGGCAATCAGCGAGTAGGTATATGGGATAATCGCGGATTCAGGTGCTGGTACTGAATTCACCGGGAGGCACCCGGCACCATGCAATGGCACATAGCGCCACTCTCCAGCCCCTCTCCGGAGGGGCTTTCTTATGGACAAAAAAAGCCCGCGCAGGGAGACGCGGGCGGCAAGGAATAAACAACAAAACGTGAAGTAATATTTCAGCTGGCGAATAATATCCGACAGTAATCACTCTGCGCAATAGCGCGGCCTTTTTCGTATTGCGGGCTGTTGTCTCTCTTCTGCCATTGTCCTGTAACTTCCGGACTTCAGCCCGCTCCTCATTTTACTCACAATATTATCCCGGCCGGGAGGATTCATGGCATTTAAACACTATGATGTTGTCAGGGCGGCGTCGCCGTCAGACCTTGCGGAAAAGCTGACACACAAACTGAAAGAGGGCTGGCAGCCATACGGCGGACCGGTTGCCATTACGCCGTACACACTGATGCAGGCGGTGGCTATTGAAGGAGATCCACAGGTCGGCCCTTCATCTAAGCCGGACTGGTTCTACGTGGTTGTGCTTGCCGGACAGTCCAACGGCATGGCCTACGGTGAAGGGCTTCCGTTACCGGATTCTTACGATGCTCCGGATCCGCGCATTAAACAGCTGGCGCGCCGCAGCACGGTAACTCCGGGTGGAGAGAGTTGTACGTATAACGACATCATTCCGGCTGACCACTGCCTGCATGATGTGCAGGATATGAGTACGCTGAATCATCCGAAGGCAGACCTGAGCAAAGGGCAGTACGGCTGTGTCGGCCAGGGCTTACATATTGCCAAAAAACTGCTTCCGTATATCCCGAATAACGCGGGGATCCTGCTGGTACCATGCTGTCGTGGTGGTTCTGCATTCACCCAGGGCGCTGAGGGGACATTCAGTGCGGACACGGGGGCCAGCCAGGATTCGGCACGCTGGGGTGTGGGTAAACCGTTATATCAGGACCTGATTGCGCGCACTAAAGCTGCATTACAGAAGAACCCGAAAAATGTGTTGCTGGCGGTGTGCTGGATGCAGGGAGAGTTTGACATGAGCGCCGCCACCCACGCACAGCAACCTGCGCTGTTTACAGCCATGCTGACACAGTTTCGTGCTGACCTCTCCGTGTTTAACGCGCAGTGCCATGGTGGCAGTGCTGCAGATGTGCCGTGGATTTGTGGTGACACGACGTATTACTGGAAAAATACCTACGGCACCCAGTACAACACCATTTACGGGGCGTACAAAAACAGGGAGAGTGAGGGCGTTTATTTTGTGCCCTTCATGACAGACGGTAACGGCGTCAATACCGCCACTAACGCGCCGGCAGAAGATCCGGATATTCCGGCATCAGGATATTACGGTGCGGCATCGAGAACGAATGGAAACCAGGTATCATCAAACCGCCCGACACATTTCAGTTCATGGGCGCGCAGGAGCATTATTCCGGATCGTCTGGCAACCGCTATTCTGAACGCAGCCGGGCGCACCTCAGCCTTCATCAGTGGTAAGGCGCCTGAAATCAAACCCTCGCCCGGCGGCAACACGCCATCGGGTCCG